ACATAGGCAACTTATTAAAAACTTTGGCTACATCCGCATTAAAAAGCATGTTTACAGATTTTGATTGGGTAGCTTTTGGAGCCAGTGCCGCAGGGTTATTGGTATTAACTTTAACTAAACTTAATCCTTTTGGACTTGTAGCAAGTACGCTTATATCAGGTATTGTAGGATTTATTGGTTGGGACAACATCAAAGGCTTTTTCTCTAATTTAGGTTTAGGAGAAGCAATTAGCGGTGCATGGCAAAAAATTAAAGATGGATTTGCTGGATTGTTCAATTTTGAATTTAAATTTCCAAATTTCAAACAGTATCTACCAAAATGGTTAGGTGGAGAAGGTAAAAGTTTATCATCTCTTTTTAGTGGCGACGGTGGAGCAGAACAACAAACTTCGAGCAACAACACACCACCAAAAGTAGATAGTAGTGATCCCTTAGAAGAAACCAAAAAAGTAGCCGAACAAACCTTAGGACAAGCAGGAGCTCAGGCTCAAGTAGCCACAAATAATGCAGAAGCAGGCGCAAATGCAATAAATATACAGTTAGCTGAACTTATTGAGGTTAATAAAAAAGCGAACAAATTAATATCCGCCTTAAATGGTAACGTAATGGCAGGATAGGAATATAATATGAGTTGGAAAAGACATTTTACTACAGTGGATCAATTACAAGGCGGCGCCGGTAGCCCTTTAAGTAATACAGGATCTCAACCAGGACCAGCAAGAACCAACTATTCAAGTTTTTTACCAGACGTATATACGGGTGCTCCAAACAGAGTGGAACGTTACGGGCAATACAATGTAATGGATCAAGACTCAGAAGTAAATGCGGCATTGGATATACTTGCTGAATTTTGTACACAACAAAATACTCAGAATAAAACTGCATTTACCTTGGACTTTAAAACAAAAGGTACAGGCAGTGAAATAAAAGTATTAGAACAATATTTGCAACAATGGACTAAATCTAATAACTTCGAAACACGCATGTTTAAAATTGTGCGTAATGTTTTTAAATTTGGTGATGCCTTTTTTATTAGAGATCCAGAAACTACAAACTGGTTCCATGTTGATCCTGCAAAGGTATCAAGCATTATTGTTAATGAGTCAGAAGGAAAGAAACCAGAACAATATATAGTTAAAGATATAAATTTAAACTTTGTTGACAAAGTAGCAACAACTCCTTATACAACTAATGGAAACGTTACCGGCGGCGGTGATGGATACTTGACTGGTGGCGTAAGAGGTATGGTAGGAAATACTTCAACACAAAGTAGTTCCTCAAGATTTGGCATAGATAAAAATAAAGAAATTGCCGTAGACGCAAAACACATGGTACATTTAAGTTTATCTGAAGGATTAGATAACAATGCACCATTTGGTAATTCATTACTAGAAGGTATTTTCAAAGTATATAAGCAAAAAGAATTATTAGAAGACGCTATCATAATTTATAGAACACAAAGAGCTCCGGAGCGTAGAGTATTTTATGTTGATGTAGGTAACATGCCATCACACCTTGCAATGCAATTTGTTGAAAGAGTAAAAACAGAAATACATCAAAGACGTATTCCAAGTAAAACAGGAGGCGGTACTTCTGTAATAGATAGTGCATATAATCCTTTATCAACTAATGAAGATTATTTCTTTCCGCAAACTGCTGAAGGTAGAGGTTCTAAAGTTGAAACATTACCAGGCGGTACCAACTTAGGTGAGATTGACGATCTAAAATATTTTACAAATAAACTTGTAAGAGGTTTACGTATTCCTAGTTCATACCTACCAGCGGCCGCACAAGATGAAGGACAAAGTCAGTTTAACGACGGTAGAGTAGGTACAGCATATATCCAAGAATTGAGATTTAACAAATACTGTGAACGTTTACAGAACTTACTTGTAGAAGTGTTTAACCAAGAATTTAAGCGTTATCTATTAGAAAAAGGTGTAAACATTGATATCGCAATGTTTGACTTATTATTCCAACCACCACAGAATTTTGCAAGTTATAGACAGTCAGAACTAGATAATCAGCGTATAGGAACGTTTGCACAGATACAAGCCATTCCGTTTATCAGTAACAGATATGCTATGAAACGTTTCTTAGGAATGTCAGATGCCGAACTTGCTGAAAATGAAAGATACTGGAAAGAAGAAAATGACGAAAATCTAACCAAGCCACCAACTGATGCACAAGGAGAAATGAGAGGTGCAGGTATAAGCGGTGCAGGTATAGGTGCAGATATAGAAGGTGCAACTGATACAGCACCAGAAGGTGAAGATCCTACAGTAACAGCAGGAGCAACTGATACAACAGGTGCAGGAGGAGATGCCGGTGTAGGTGACGCAGAGCCAACGCCTGAGGCATAAATAATAGCATGATACTTAGAGAATTATTTTATTTTGACAAACAAACTATCGAACCGATCGAAGACAAGTCTTATGATCCAACAGATGATGAAAGTATTGTTAAACGTGATGATACACGTAAAACAAGATTGACACTGAGACAAATCAACAAAGCCCGTAAGGCTTCAGAAGTACATGCTGAAGAGCAAGAGAAAGAACTAGATTTTGTCCGACAGATGTACGGAATTCAAGCACAACCAGAAGCAGTATAAGAGGTAAACCGATGACGGTAGCTTTCGTTATAGGAAATGGCGAGAGTCGAAAAGACATTGACCTCTATTCCTTAAAAAATTATGGAAAAGTTTATGCCTGTAATGCAGTATACAGACATTTTCAACCTGACTATCTTGTAGCTGTTGATGTAAAAATGATACTAGAAATAAATCAACATAAATGGCAAATGGAAAATCAAGTATGGACAAATCCTAACAAGGCATATCACGGTATGCAAGGATTCAACTTTTTTCAACCAAGCAAAGGTTGGAGCAGTGGACCTACAGCATTATGGTTGGCAAGCACACATGGACACGATACAATTTATATACTAGGATTTGATTTTCATGGAAAAAAAGACGAAAAAGGAGAACGGACAAAGGTAAATAACTTGTACGCAGGAACGCATAATTATAAAAAGACCCATGAACCGCCAACATATTTTGGTAATTGGGAACGGCAAACTGCATCAACGTGTGAATCACACGCTGGAACGAAGTATATAAGAATAGTTGAAGACGGTGATGACTTTATACCTAAACAACTAAAAAAAGTTGCAAATTGTTCTCATATTTCAATAAGTGAGTTCAAAAGATACTATGATATGTAGCAACGTGTCAAAACAGACTGTTTTGACACCATTTTCCACGTATTTTATAATAATAATGTAAATAATACTAGACAGCCTTACCAATTAACTTAACAGGAGAGAAAAATGGCAGATAAATCCAAATTAGAGCAAATGCTCGAAAAACTAGTTAATAATGACCGCGAAGGTGCGGATTCATTATTCCACGAATTTGTAATTGAAAAATCTCGTGGCATTTATGAAAAAATGCTAGAAGACGATCTAAATGATATCGAAGTTGACGAAGCTTCTCATGATAAAGATGAGAAGAAGAAGAAAGATATGAAAAAAGACGACGAGAAAATGAAAGAAGAATCAGACGAAGAAGTTGATGAATCTTCAGATGACGAAGAAGTAAAAGAAACTTCAGATGAAGAAGTTGATGAAGCTTCAGACGAAGATGTTGAAGAAGCAACAGACGAAAAAACAGACGAAAACTTCGCAGAAATTACACCAGAAGCTGACCCAATGGGCGGTGACGCGGCAGATGACATGATCGATGACATGGAAGATGGCGATGAAGGTGATATGGAAAAAGACGATGACGCAGAAGATATGGAAGACCGCGTTGTTGACTTAGAAGATGCTCTTGATGACCTAAAAGCTGAATTTGAAAAAATGATGGCTGACAAAGAAGGTGGCGACGACATGGATGATGAAGACGCTCCGGACATGGATATGGGTGATGAAGAGAAGGAAGACGAGGCAATTATGCCAGCTTCCGATCTTAGCATGGAACAGCCAGTAGCTGACGAAATGCCTTTTGAAGGTAAAAAATCAGACACTGAGCAAATGCGTGAATATGTAGAAAAAGTTGCTACACCTAAAGGTGAAGACAACAAAGCTAAAAGCCCAGTAGCAAGTGCTAACAAAATGGGTGGAACAGCTTCTAACTTGAACGCAGGTGGAGAAGGCGATACAAAGGGTTCGGCGATGTCAGCAAAAGAAGATAATGCTGGTAACGTAAACGTACCTGGAGCAAAGGCTTCAAAATCAATGTCAAATGCTAAAGGCCACGGCGCTGAGAAAAAAGGCGCAGGCGAAACAGGTGCTGACACAAAGAGTGTTGTCGGTAGCTAATTGAGGACTGAAGGTAGATGTTAAACTTACTATCAGAGGCATTATCATTCGACCAAGCTAAAATGGTCGTGGAGCATACCGAAAATGAATCAGGTGGAAAAGACCTGTATTTAAAAGGTATTTGCATCCAAGGTGGTGTAAGGAATGCTAATCAAAGAGTATATCCTGTTACTGAAATCGGTAGAGCTGTCAACACGCTCAACGATCAGATTAAAGGCGGATATAGTGTACTTGGTGAAGTAGATCATCCAGAAGGACTCAACATAAACTTGGATCGTGTTTCACATATGATCACCGAAATGTGGATGGACGGACCAAATGGTTATGGAAAATTAAAAGTAATTCCAACTCCGATGGGACAGATAATTGACACAATGATTAAAAGCAATGTGAAAGTTGGTGTCTCATCTAGGGGTTCGGGAAACGTTAAAGAAGACGGTAGCGGAGAAGTCAGCGAGTTTGAAATTATTACTGTTGACTGTGTCGCACAACCAAGTGCTCCTGGGGCTTATCCAACTCCAATTTACGAGCATTTGTTGAACAACAAAGGTGGTTATAAGGCAATGAATATGGCTCGTGAATTACATGGCGATGAAAAGGCTCAGAGATATTTAAAGGAATCGTTGGTCAACATTATCAACGGTCTCCAATAATTTAGGAGAAAACAAAATGTTAGATGCACTGAAACAACTCTTTGAAAATAACGCAATTTCAGAGGAAATCAGAGCAGAAATCGAACAGGCTTGGGACAAGAAGATTAAAGAAAATCGACTTGAAGCTACAGCTGAACTTCGTGAAGAATTTGCACAAAAGTATGAGCATGATAAAGCTACAATGGTGGAAGCCATTGATAAAATGCTTGAAGAAAGACTTGGTGCAGAAATTACTGAATTCGCAGAAGATCGAAATAAACTAGGTGAAGCAAGAGCAAAATATGCCGTAGCAATGCGTGAAAACGCAGATCTACTTAAATCTTTTGTTGTGCAACAACTAGGCAAAGAGATCGGAGAATTACACGAAGATCAAAAGTCTATGGCAAACAAGTTCCAAAGATTGGAAGATTTCATAGTTGATTCCCTATCAAAAGAGATAGCAGAGTTTTACGAAGATAAAAAAGACTTGGCAGAAACAAAGGTACGTTTAGTACGTGAAGCCAAAGAACATCTAGCTAAAGTTAAGGGCAAGTTCATCAAAT